AATCCAGGTCTGTCGGTTTTATATTTATTAAAAATACCATCAAATCTTTCTATATCTCTAATACCTAACCTATCAGCAATTTCCATTGATGATAAAACTGTACTATTTAAAAGATCAATATCTTCTATAGTTTCCGCACTATGTATAGCACCATTAATCAATTGTAATGTATCAAAGTCGCTAAACTTTGTATCTTCAACTTTAATTCTATATAAAGTGTTTCTCATCGCTGAATTTATTTGACCAGATTTAAACATATCATTTA